CGCTTGCGGCGGATTTAAGGCGTGTTTTATTAAACGAACGGGAGCTAACCAACCTCCATATTCATGAAGTCAAAGGCTTCCGTGGAGATAAGATCGCCCGTTTTCGCGGCACACTGGGATTGCTCGAAAACAAGAAAGTTATCTTCAACAAATACCGCAAGTTCGACGCCTTGTTTGATCAGTTGATCAACGTCGGTTCGACCGCACATGACGATCTGTTGGACAGCTACACGTGGTTAATTACGTTCTTACAGCGGAGGGGAAATTTTTCTATCGAATACTGATGGGTCTCGATTTTGCTTTTAAAGTGCTGTCACTCTAGGCTGAGCGTATGAAGAAAATTTGGTTGGCCATAACCGCCCACAAGCCTTTAGAGCGCATTAATACTCTTGTAAACGTCTTAAATACTTACAGTAAATACCCGTACGACATCACTGTAAAAATCTATATTGATTATGATTCTCAAAATGATCAGGAGCAGTTAGAAACTGTTTTGGAAGCTTTTACCTCGCTTAAAACCGAAGTGATCGTGGCGTCGCCAGGGTATGAGGGCTGGTACTTAACCTGGGCACATAAAAACGATCTAGCCACAGCTGTTTTACGTAAAGAAGCAGATTTTTATATTTACCAAGAAAATGACATGATCATTCCGGTCGAAAGTTTTCATTACTGGCTTCGGTGGAAGCAACCGTTAGCTCGTTACAAATTAGAACCCGGTTTTATTCGATATGAAAATTTTAAAGATAAACAAGTTCCATTTGATAACTACCAGAAGTATTCACTAACAAAAGAAACCAAGAACGTCTGGCACGACATCGGATTTAAAGTTCCGAAAATTTTGGTTATCAGCCATGATTTTGATTTGTTTGTTCAAGTCGCTAATCCGTATTACGGAGCGATGATTCTGGATCAAACGGACGCAGATAAATACATCCGATCTCAGAGCTTCGACCCCCACAAGAGTTATGAACTTGTTGGGGTACGTAACTGGCCAATAGCGGATCGGAGTTCAATGGGATTAGCTTTTGAAGATCTGCCTGCGGGGCATGAACATAGACGGTGTGTTCCAATTAAAAAGGTGAAAGGTGTGTATCAGCCACATCCCTGGTGTTTGTTACAACATGATGACACAAAATACGCGCCAGAGTTATACACGAAGCTCGGTGGAGTCCTAGACTGTAAGGAGATGTTCGAGCTCTAATCGTGGTCTCCCGTGGGGCGGCTTTTGTTTCTGTCTGTTATGTGCTAAAAAACTTCCGTAAGTGTGAAACAATCAATCGTGAAAATGCGTACCGGCTACGAAAATATGTCGAAGATAACGGAGGAGTTGTCTACTGGTTCAACCCCAGCTGAAGATCCTGTCCGACCTAATTACTACGTTCGTGAGGGTTTAGAGTGTTATGACGTGCAACGGGCTTCTATGGGGCTCGTAAAATATCAAGGTTATCTTGAAGGTTGCGCACAAAAATATCTATGGCGGTGGGAACAAAAAAACGGGAAACAGGATTTAGAAAAAGCTGTTGAATATCTTGTTAAACTGTTAGAAACACTCGGTTGATATGGACGTTAAAGCTTTTGGAAGTGTATACGGACAAACTTCTTCGCTTCCTTATGGCAGCGGATTTGAGTGGCTTCCAGCGTCTGGGAGAAAGAACTTTCCCGTCTGTCGCGGAATTTTTATTGAAGCTAAAAGTAATTCCAGTAAGGATACTTTAGTTGTTGAACTTGCTGACGCTCCTAATCAAGAACTTACTGTTAATAACCTACAGGGTGACGAATTATTCCCTGTAGCTTGTACAGCATTAATAAGTGGTACTGTTAATGGCGTTTTTGTTCTTTACTAATGGCTGAAATCGCTAAAAAACGCGACCCTGAAAAATGGGCGCAGGCAAAAGCTAAAGCTCGTAAAAAGCTTGGCGGTCACAGCGCTCGCGCTATGCAGCTCGCCACAAAATACTATAAAGATATGGGTGGACGTTACGAAGGTAAAAAATCTGAAAGCAACAGACTTACTCGGTGGGGTAAGGAAGACTGGCAGACTCGGGAAGAATATGAATCATCTAAAAAATAAACTTTAAAATTAAAGAAAACCCACTATGGATCTTTCGACTCTTATAACAACTCTTTCTGGCGGTGAATCCTACCGAGAAAAAAGTGGCCTACCTGAATTTAAAGATATTTACGCAACATTAGTTTCTAGTGTAAAAGACGATTTGTTAAAAAAAGCAGCTGCCCAACTTATGAAAGGACAATTAATTGGATAACGATATGGAACACACCAGTAGATCTAAAGTTTTTTTAGAGAAGGAAATTACGCAAAAATCTTCTACTTGTCCCTCGGCAACTTTAAATGTAGAAGAGAACGTAAAAAATCGTAATTGGACTATAGAAAAATTTGCTTATGGTCCTTTAAATCCAGACTACCCCGATAAATATTTTTGGGAACGTAAAGCTAAACTATGGAATACGGATATAGAGCATGTTCAAAGTGCTTTATGTGGTAATTGTGCGGCTTTTGATCAATCTGAACGGGTTATCGGCTGCATTATTGAGGGTATTAACGAGAAACATGCCGCTGATCCTATGGATGTTCAAGAGCTAGCTGACTTAGGATATTGTCAGCTATTTAAGTTTAAGTGTGCATCCAGACGTACTTGTGATGCCTGGCTTTATGGAGGTCCGATACAGTAATGGCTGATTTGGCTCGCGAAGGCGGAAGAACTGAACGATATTTACCTAGATCCGCGTGGGCGTCTCTAAACGCGGAAGAACGCCGCGCCACGGATGAAAAAAAGAAAGCCGCAACCCGTGGTAAACCTGTAAATACTCAAGTTTCCAATACCGAGAAGGCTAAAGAAGCAAGACGTAAAGCTTCCAAGTACATTGAAAGAAAGAACTCTTAATCATGGATCAGTTCCGTCGCGCCGCTAATTTTTACGCTCAGGCTTTTGACGCTCAAAGTCAAGCCGCAGACGCTCAACAATTTCTGCAGCAGCCTGGTGTGGAAAATGTCGGTTATGCCACGGATCTTGCGTCCCAACCAACGGGTGGTCCCGTTCCACCTAAGTTCGGTGCGTTCGGTGCCTATAAGGAAGATGATGGTCGTGTAGAGGATATGAAACGCTTTATGCTTCGTAAGTCACTCTCAAAGCAAAGTGATTCTAATGGTGTTGAATTTAGAGCTGGAGGTGGAACTCCCACCCAATCTATGAGCTAATATGTTGACAGTTAAATGTCGATACCGTGCTCTTTGATTGCTTTCTTTATTTTGACGAAAAAGAGCTGTTAGAGCTGCGCTACAACATCCTTAAAGACGTTGTAGACGGTTTTATTATTACTGATGCAAATAGAACATTTAAGGGCGATCCTAAGCCTTTTACGTGCGTAGACACAATCCGTGAGCTTGGTTTGCCTGAGGATAAACTTCAGGTTCTTCACGTAGAGCTGCCGTCTCCTGAAGAAGTGTTTAATCCTTGGATGCGGGAATACGCCCAACGCGATGCACTTGCTGTGGGAATGCGAATGACGCCTCCGGATTCTGTTTTCTTCTTTAGTGACGTAGACGAGATTCCAAAATCTTCATCTTTGTTAGAGGCAGTCGAACTTGCAACAGCAAATCCCGAGCGCTGTATCCGATTGTCTATGCCCATGTTTTATGGACGTGCGGATTTGCGTGTTGTTGATCCTGAGCAGGATTCATCTAAACCTCCTACAAACTGGACTTGTGGAACAGTTGTGCTCCACGAGCATTTGGAGCAAACTCTTTCACAAATTCGTTGCAATCCAAACGACTATATCGTTGGAGACTGCGATGCAGGTTGGCATTTCTCGTGGATGGGCGACGCAAATCGTAAAAAACGTAAGGTAACGTCGTTCTCTCACTGCTATGACGACATCCCTAATGCTGTAGCACCCGCCTATAGCCAAGAAATGCTTGATTTTATCGAGCAATATCAACCAGAAGCCGGTGGGACTGATCCGTTAGGGCGTAAAGATCACGTTTTAGTTCCGTATTCGCATGATCTTTTGCCTCCAGAATTGTTTAAGATAGATCGTGTAAGAGAGTATTTGCTTCCAAAT